CAGCAGCATGTTGACCAATCTGTCTAATTTGTCCTTCAAGACCAATAGCATGTTTTAATTCTGGGAATTGCTTCATTGCTTCTTTTGGATATGTAAAGACATCAGAATTGAATGTATCTTCAATTGTCATACTTGCTCTAGAGTCTCCTCCAGATCTTTCAATAAGAGCAGTTTTAATCTTATCTATAACAGAGAATGGAATTCTAAAAACTCTTCCAACATCATCCAATGCAGATTTACCTTGGAAGATTGCAAAGGTTGGAAGGTTAGCAACTCTGTCCTCTCCATATTTCTTCTCAATGTATTCTTTCACTTCATGTCTTCTGGCATCTTCAAAGTCAATGTCAATATCAGGCAAGTCCTCTCTGTTCAAGTCAATAAATCTTTCAAAGATTAGTCCATACTTCATTGGTTCAACTTCTGTGATAGCCAAAGCATAACATGCTAAAGATCCTGCAGAAGAGCCACGAGCAGGACCAACTAAAATACCTTCATTCTTTGCCCACTGAATTAAGTCAGAGATAACAAGGAAGTAATCTACGAAGTTCTTCTTAACAATCAAGTCTAATTCATAATCAAGTCTTTCTTTATATCTTTTCTCTTCATTTGCATAGTATGGAAGTTTTGCTTTTTCTTCATTTTCATTGTAAAATAAACCTCTCTTAATCATACCATCATAACACATCTTTTTCAAGAAATCTATTTTCTCACTGTCTGGCATAGGAAATCTTATTGGTTCTGCTTTAGGAAACTCAAAGTCAATAGAGTCAGATATCTCTACAGTCATATCAAGCTCTTCTGTAAAATCTTGATTAGGAAAACAATGCTTCAAAGAGTCTTCCATCTGCTGTCTGCTTTTCAAGAAAAAATCACTCTGGTCAAACTTCCATCTCTTTGGATTGTCCATCTTATCTTTACTTTGAACACAGAGAAGTATTTCTTGTAATACAGATTGTTCTTCCAAGACATAGTGGCAGTCATTTGTCACTACACCTTTATAACCTTTACTTTTTAATTTATCATTGTATAATTTTATTAGTCTTTCATATGCTTTCTTACCTGCTTCAAAGTGTATAGCTTGGAACTCAATATAAAAATTATCAATATTGCTATTGAATAATTCTAAACTTTCTTCTGCTTCTTTCAGAGCTTTGGTATCACTCTTCTCATAATCTTTTAGTATCTCCATCACAGGAGAAGACAAACATCCAGACAAAACTATCAATCCTTCTTGGTGGTCAAAAAGATCTTGGAAAGTTATTCTTGGCTTGTAGTAGAATTGGTCACACCATGCTTTTGTAACTAATTTCATCAAGTTTACATAGCCAACATTATTCTTAACAAGGACAGTAATGTGATTGTATTCTCTCACTCTTAAATCTGCAATGTCTTTCACAATATACAATTCACATCCAAGTATTGGAGTTATTCCTGCTTTTTTACATTGCTTATACCATTTGTAGTGAGAACTAACTGAGCCATGGTCTGTCACTGCTAGTCCTGGTTGTCCTAATTCTTCTGCTCTCTTTATATATTGCTCTGGCAATCCTATACCATCCTGTAAGGAATAACTTGAGTGAACATGTAAATGTGTAAATTTGTCTTTCATATTTCTTTTGAATGTCTAAATCTTTTTGTTTTATTTGTTGATATTGTTGTTAAGTGCCACCATCCACATTCCTTACAGAAGTATTCTCTTAACAATATATGGTGCATTCTCTTTGTTAAGTTCTTGAATGAAATAGCTCCTCTTTTATCAAATTGTCTTTTATTGCTTGAACAAAATTCTTTTTTCATGTTATATTTATAATCTTACTCCTGCTACCTTGTAATTCAAAGTAGCAGAATAGGACTACAACTATTGCAATCCTAACTCCCACTTTCGCATAGTCTCTACTAGACACTTTCCTTTGTTCTCTTTTGAAGACCAGAAGACTGTCTTAGCAGAAACTTTTGTAATAGTGCGAACAGACTTTGTCTTTACATTTTTCACTTTCTGTCCTACACTATAACTAACTTTCTCAACTTTTTTCTTCATAATTTAATGTATTTAATTATTCTAATAACAGACAACTATACCGACCAAATAGTTATTTCTGTCTAATCCAACAACAACATAGCTTTGAAGACTTCATTGGTGAGTTCTACATCTCCCAAAGCTCTGTGTTGTGTAATCTTACTTCTGTCAATTTTCAATTCATCACAGCATATACCAAGATTGTATTTACCTCTAACAATCTCATCTCCTACTCTCTTGGCAAACTGATGGAAGCTTTCATTCCAATATCTTTTATTTCCAGTGATATGAGATTTGAATAGCATTGCTGTATCTATTGCAGTGTATTCTAATTTCCTTCTTAGATTGTTGACTCTTTCTTCATCCCATTGTAAAATTTCTTTCACTTGGTCTGCTAAGAATATGATGTCAAACTTAATTCCATTGTGAGTCAAGTTAGCATTAGAATATCTTATTTCTTCAAGGAACTCTTCAAGACATTCTTTTGGATCTCTTCCTTCTGCATCACAAATTGCTTTTGTCATTCCATTGATGTCTGTAATCTTTTGTGGAATGTCTATACCATGGTTCAATACCCATCTCTTCTTTTCTGTCACCTCTCCATCTTCAACTTTGAACAATCCTATTTCAAGTATCTTGTCTGTTGTGCCATTGAATCCTGATGTTTCAAGATCCCAAACTATATATCTATCTGGATAATGTATCTTTTTAATCATATTATTTTACTCCATACTTTTCCATAGTTGCTTCTAGACCTTTAGCTCTGGTGCAGATAAACTTGAAGAACTCTGGTTGTTTATCTCTCATCTCCTTAGCCATTAGACAAACCATATAAGTATGTTCATCTTGAGTGATGTCTGATGTTCTACCATTGAAGTATTCAATCATATCACGCAATCTCATGCAAACTCCAATCTTGGTGCAAGTTCCCATTGGCATAATTCCTCTTGCTTGCTCCATAGGAATTCCTGCTTGAATAAGATCTTTATAAACACTTCTAACTTTTACAACTGCATCAATATAATCTGCCATCAATTTATTGTATTTTCCATCAGCATCATCTTCTAATATTTTTTCTTTCAATGTTATAGGATATCTCACAGGATCTGAATAACAAGAACTAACTCTGTATGATTGCTGACCAAAAGCCATCTGTCTATGTCTTACAATCTGATGAGTCATTGCTCTTGGCACTCCTGTAATTTTGAAATTGAATACTGCTCCTTCCAATGCTACAGAGATTGGACGCTTTGTCAGCATAAACATCAATGTCTTTTCTTGCTTCTCAAAGTCCCAATCCATCATTTTGCTTACTGGAATTTGTGGAGTTGTATCCCATGTGCAGAGACTATTGTATAGTGCTGCTTTCACCCATTCTTTATAATTGCTACCAGCCATCAATTCAACTTTGATTGTCTCATAACCTGCCACTTGCTGTTCTGGCTCTTCAAAGTTGTGTCCTACTGGTGCTCCTAGGAACTCAATCTCTTCATCTACTATATACTTTTCATTTGCTTCTTTATTTGCCATAAATTTATTTATACAATGCTAAACTAATAATAATACCCAATGTTCCCAATATCCATCCTAATACAAATCCTATAAATAATTCCATATTTTATAATTCTTCTAAGAACATCATTTCTTCATCCCAAGCTCCAAGGATCTGCCAAACATGGGAGTAAGGTGATTGTGCTAATAATATTGGATCTCTCCTTTGTTCTGACTTCTTAAAGTCTTTCTTGTCTGCAATAATATAGAATACAGTTTGCTTGCCACACAAATCTTTACATTCTTTATTATATTGCTTCATAACTTCTATTGCTTCTTTTGGCATATCTGCTATGAATTGCTCAACAAGTCCTAACTTAAGATTTGAATGATTCTTAAGAACAGAGTTTATTCTATCAGTAGTAGTGTAAGCAAATTGTTCAAAGAAGTCCTTGTGTTCTGGATATTTCTTTCTGTTCTCAAGTCTAAGAACAAGACTAGCAATATCATTCACACCTCTGCTCATATCATACTCTGCAGTCTTGATTAAGTCTAATTTGTCTTTGAATAACTTTAGTTGTTCATCAACATACTTAGGATCTGTATTTATCTTGAATCCAGACTTGTTAAGATATTTCAATTCAAATACTCTTTTTGGAGTCTTGCTGAAACTCTTTTTTAACTCTGCTTCTTTCTTCTTTACTTGAACTTGTATATTTCCAGTAATTGAAGCTGAAGTTGAATCTGATAAAGATGGAACTGCTACCCATTCAAAATCACTATTGTTCTGATGGTCTCTCATGGTATAGAAGTCTGGCATAAACTTTGACTCTCTATTTGATGCAAATGCACTTTCAAGAAGTCTATCCGATTTAGAAGTCTTGAAATTGAATATCTCCTTTCCAAATAATTTTAATTCCATATTATTTATCTACTTTGTTAATTTTTAATAACTTCTTAAAACTATCTTCTGTCTCTCCAGAGTCAATCAATTGCACTGCCATGATTGAGTAGTTGGCAAGATCTATAAAAGAATCTCTCAATGACTCATTAGCAGGACTTTTATTCGGCTCTGTCAAATTCATTATCCTAACAAACTTACTTCTAATTTGATAAAGAATTCCATCAAGACCAAACACTTTCCAACTGGTTCCATAATCTTCTGACTTCTTCAATCTTAATTCTTTTATGGACTCAATTATTTCTACAAACTTTTTCTTTTCTTCTTCATTCATATTTTTAATCTTTATCTTTTAAACTTTTAACAAACTCATCTTCTTCTGGACATTTACCATCTTCTTTGCTTGGACAATAAGTATTTAAACAAATTGGACAAGGCACTATATTATTTCCATCTTCATCGTAATCATCTGGATTCATGCTACTTTGTTAATTTATCTCTTAATTCTTGCCATTCTATCTCTTTGTTTATAAATTGGACTGCTTTCATGCTTTGCTCAATGGTGCTATCAATAAGCAATTTTCTATTCCACAATCCAAATCTACCCACACAATAGATTGACAACTCTTGTAATTCATCGACCAGTTTGGCTCTATCATCAATGCTGATACTCATAACCTTTCCTGTGTTCCATGTATATACTTCTGGCTCTTCTTCTGATAGATGGAACATTTTAAGAATATCTCTAACTTGATGAGTCTCATGTATCTTTAATGGTCTTATACTCTCAACAGAACAAATGTTATTCAACATTGAAGCTCTATAAATTGGAGTATCACCATTAGGAACATAAAGATTTATCATCCAGTTTGGAACTATCCTTTCAAGCTTGTAGTTGGTGATGTGGACAGGATTGCATTTCAATTCAAGACTTTCTGCACAATTCAAATTTACAATCTTCTTAAATTTGTCTAGTGGAAGAGTAGAAATTATATTCTCGTACTCCACATCATACTTAGCTCCATCTTTGTCAAAACTTGCAATCTTCTTTTCTGTGTCTATGGTCTTCAACCAAAATCCAAAGAAGAAGTTTTCTTTACCAGAGTATTCATACATTGACTCTAACATTGCATTTAATGAGTTGCTCTCTGGCATATAAACATTCTCATCCTTACCAATATCCATGATTGAAGATGGATGTTGTATCTCTCTTACTTTCTCTGAATACTTAAGAGAGAATTCCAAATTTGGTTCATGGTATATTCTGTCTTCATAAAGTATTCCATCAGTCAATGTAATCTTCTTTATATTTGCATTGAATGGTAATGGAGGAATACTATGAAGATAGTGGACTCCATTGTGCATATTCATAGGCAATTCTGCCAGTGCTTCTACAACCATAAAATCTACTCCTAACTTTTTCAACCAGACAGAAGCTCCTAGTCCTCCAGCTCCAGATCCTATTACTAATGTATTTGTTTTATTCTTCATTTGTTATTCTTTTAATGTTTCTAAGTTTGCTTTCTAATAAACAGTCATCATCCATATCTGGATCTTCTTCTGAACTTTTATAATATGCTTCTCTTTCTCCTATTATAACATTTTTGTATATTGGATATCCACCTCTTGTTTGTCCTGTTGGAACTCTTTTCCAAATTGGAACAAGATTAAGATAAGCTCCACATAACTTGCATCTTTTATAATTGTTTTCCTCCATCTTCTTGTAATTCTTTCCAACAACTTCTACACTTTGGATTGTCACACTTCTTGTTGGAAACTTCTTCTAAAGATTCTATGAATGAAAACAATTTTTCTTTCAACTCTTCCGGAAGATCTGACTCTGCTACACTTTTAGGATCTTGCATATCAACTACTTTCACCACTTTCTTGTATCTTGTATAGAAGCTTATTGTCTTATACAATCTTATTCCAAAGAAGACTGCCAATCCTAACCAAACATATTTCACATAATTATCTGGTTCATATATATCCAAGAATTTGAATATAATTACAGATTGAAGGAACACAAATAAATAATTGATAATTGGATGCATATTATAGTTCTTCATTTATTTTTGATAATGTTGGTCCATGCTGATTCTGGTATTTTGCATCTGGCTTCTCAGCATAAGAAATATCTACAGAACTGCTAGTTCTCATTATTACAATTTGACAAATTCTCTGATGTTTCTTTATTCTGATAGGATACTTTGTAAAGTTGCTTACTTCCAGAGTAATATTTCCTTCAAATCCAGGATCCACAAAACCAGCCAAATGTATATTCAGTCCAATTCTTGCTAGAGAACTTCTTCCTTGAACAAAACCTGCAATGCTTCTGCCAAGACTTAATTTTTCTACAGTAGACAATACATAGAACTCTCCAGGATGCACGACCAACTCATCCCAGTCATTATAATCTTCAAACTTACCTTCTCCAACACAAATCTTTGCTCTGTTATCAAGATGCAAATCTATAGAGCTTGGTCCAATGTAAAGTTCTGTATCACCAGTGTCTATAGTTAACTCTCTTTCAAAGTCAGACCTATTCAACTCATCTCTTATTTGTCTATCACTTAATATCATATAATTGTATTATCTTGTTCTTTTAATTCTACAATTCCACTTTCCAAAATCTCTTGCTTTCTCTTTCTTCTGTCTGGACGAGGATCGTATTTCTCTCCAAAGAATTCTAACATCCATTGTCTAACTCTTTCTCTGGAAACTCCAAATGTTTCTGCTATATTTTTCAATGGCATCAACAATGCTCTCATTTCTATTAATTTATTCATTCCTCCTACTTTGGAATACTTTTTTTCAAATTGTTTTAAATTCATTGTTCTTTCTGTGCAATCAAAATCTTATCTTCTAATTCCTTGGCAATCTTTACATTGTCTTTCAAGAATTGCACAACTGCTTCATAACCTCTTCCTAACTTTTCTTCTCCAAAAGAGTAAGATGCACCTGCTCTCTCAACTAACTTGTATTTCTCTCCTAGAGCTAACAATTCTGCTTCTTTCACTATTCCTTGATTGAACAAAACATCAAACTCTGTTAACTTGAAAGGACTAGCTACTTTGTTCTTCACAACCTTTGCTCTTATTCTGCTTCCTACTGGCTCATCACCTTTCTTGATTGTAGCTAATTTCTTCACTTCAATCCTGACAGATGCATAGAACTTCAATGCTTTACCTCCTGCTGTGGTTGTAGGATCTCCATAACCACCAATGTTTACTCTGGTTTGGTTGATGAAGATTACTAGTGTATTACTCTTGGCAACACTTGCTACCAACATTCTCATAGCTTGAGACATCATTCTTGCTTGTGCTCCCATCAATACAGATCCTATCTCTCCTTCAATCTCTGCTTTAGGAGTCAATGCTGCTACAGAGTCAATAACTACAACTGCAATCTTGCCAGTCTTCACTAAAGAGTCTACAATTCTCAATGCTTCTTCTCCATCATTTGGTTGAGAAATAAGTAGATGGTCAATTTCAACTCCAAGCTTCCTAGCATATTGTGGATCCATAGAATGTTCAGCATCAACAAATGCACAAGTTCCTCCTAACTTCTGTGCTTCTGCTATGACATGAAGAGTCAATGTAGTCTTGCCAGAACTCTCTGCTCCATAAATCTCTACTATTCTTCCTCTAGGCAATCCACCAATACCAAGAGCATAATCAAGTCCAAGAGAATGAGTAGGAATAGACTCTACATCAACATTTGGCTTCTCACCAAGAGTCATTATAGCATCTGCTCCAAACTTATCTCTGATATCTGCTAGAGCATCTTCTAGTGTAGTGTCTTTTTTATTCTTTTTTTCTTTTTCTTTTTTCATAATTTTTTGTGCTTCAAACAAGTGCTAATTGACCAACTAAACTTTCCTTTCTTAGCCAAGTAATCCATTTTCTGCACTGCCCACATACAATCATCTAAATCTTCTTTCAGAACATTATACAGATCCTTTGCTTCCTTTGCTAACTTTCCATATCCCATCTTACCTCTATAGAACTCTTTTGGCATTTTCTCCCAACCATTCAATAGATAATAAAAGTTTACAATTTCATGGATAGGATTGACTTTCTTCTTCTCTTTTTGTAATCTTTCAAGATATCCTTCAAATGGATTTTTTCCATCTGCAAGCTCCATAATTATTCTTCTTCAGCAAGAGCATAATTTGGTCCTTCTCTTTCTGCTCCATAGTCTGCAGGATCTGAATCTATAACTTTTTCTAAATCTTTGTCTTCAATCATTTTATCTCTGCTCAATATCTTAACTTCTAATAAATAATCAATGTAATTATCTGGTCCACCATAAGGAAATATTGCATCATGCCAGTGTTTATATTTCTTTGTGTCTAATGCTTCTATTGGTGGTGCATAGTTCTCAATGAGATAATCAACCACTCTCTCAAGAAAACCTGAATTCAATTGATTTTTGGTAGATTTGGCTATCTTATGAGTCTTCCCGAACAATGATACTATTTCAGAATTGAACTCAACTTTCAGCCATTCTCTAACTTTCTTAACATCCTTGTAATTCCTATGGTCAAGTCCTTCATGATAGAAAGCAACCAATGGACACAATCCTCCTTCAAACCATCCTCTCTGCTTATTGCTCTCAGGAAGAGTAGGAACTAGCTGGAATGGAGTATTTGGATTTCTTAACATCCAGAACTTTAATTTCTTCTTCTCATAATCAGAGAAATTCAAGCCAGTTCCTAAATTGTTTATTCTTCCTTTGAACATATAATTAGTCTATGTTAATTTCATCTTCATCTGGTGCCATCTCTTCTAGAGATTCTTCTTCAGACTTTATTTTCTTTTCTCCTTCTGGAATTACCCATTCTCCTGTATCATCTCTATCCCAACTTGTAGGAGTGTAAAAGAAAACATAACCTGTCTTAGCTCTATCACTCTTTGTCTTCCAAGCTCTTACTTGTTTTCCAATCCATGTTAGAGTCTCATCTCCCCATGCTTCTCCTAGCAATTTCAAATTACTGTATGCAAGAGTTATACTTCTAACTTCTCCATTACTTAATTTTATATTAATGTTATATTGATTTACTGGAGTTCCATCTTCTCTCTTAAATCTCCTAGACTCTGTCCATTCTCCTTCACTAACAAACTCAACTACATCTTTGTGTTTAATATCCTTCTCTTTGTCTAAAAACTTTTCTTGATTCAAATTTAATTTAGTCATACAATTATAAATTCTTAATTTTTAATTTAATATCTTGTGATATCTTTAATAATGCTTCTTCTGCTTCTTTCACTATTTGAAGTCCAGCTTTGCTCAAACCATCTGGAACTTCAATGCTCTTTATTTGCTCCGACCATGCAAATAACTTTTCCTTCTCAGGTGCCAATTTCTTTTGTCTGTCTTCCTCTTCCTTTGCTTGCTTCTCTTTTTCTTCTTTCATTTTTCTTTCAAACTCTTCATCATCTTTCTTCTTCAATTCATCAGCTAGTCTTTTCTTTTCAATCCTCTCTTTCTCAAGTTCTATTTCATGTTCTTCATCTTTCTTCTTCTGCTCTCCATCTCTCTTCTTTCTTTCTTCTTCATCCTGCTTTGCTTTTTCTTCTTTCTCTTTATTCAATCTTTCATTCTCTTTCTTTATTTCTTTTTGTTCATTGTCATAATCTAACTTGTTCTTAACTAACTTAACCATTATTGCTCTGAATGTATTTTCATCTGTGTCAACAGTAATAGCAGTATCAGGTGAGAAGAAGTCTTTATATGGAGCCATTTCAAATCTCCTCTTTTCCCACAACACGTGCTTCTTTTCATTTTCAATTCTTCGTTCTTCTGCTTCTTTTTCTTCTTTCTCTTTGTCTTCTTTTTGCTTCTTAAGATTTTCAACTAGCTTTCCAAATATCTCATCAGACATGTCCTTGATGTTATACATATAAGGATCTCCACCAAGAGAACTAACCAATTCTGTCCTTTCTCTCTGTTTTCTCTCTTCTTCCTGCTTTTTGATGTTCTCTGCGAACTTCTCTTGTGCTTCTAGATGCTCTTCTAATGGCTCTATAAGAGCTTTTATCACATTAGCCACACCATCTATTGCTTTTCCTTCTCTTAGTGCTTTTTCCTTGAGACTTTTCCTAGTCTTTTCTGCTTCTAATCTTATGTCTCTTAGACTCAATCTAACTTCTCTTGCTTTTGTCATCTTGTCTACTTCAGACACATCAGACACAGTCAAGCTTCTTGCTTCCAACTCCCATTCTTTTGCTCTCTTGAAGAACTCTGTAAAGTTATTGAGTATGTGTTCAGATTGAGTAATCTCAAGTCCTTGCTCTTCAACTATTACAACTAATTCATTTTTATCACTCATATTATATTTCTATGATTGTTTCTAATAATGTTTCAACCTCTTTCAAAAACTTCTCTTGTGCAGACTTTGCATTACTTATGTCAGCCAATATATCTGCTCTGTTCACTTCAATGATATGCAATGGATGGACTGGTATATCAGGATTGTAGCCAACAAAGTGTAATTTCTTTAGCTTTTCATTCACTACAAAGTATTGAACCACTTGCCATTCATAATCATCTGGAACTTTATTGGTGAGCCACATCTTAACATGATTCTTACCTCCCATACACTTCACTTCAACAGCACCATCATCTCCAATCAAACCATCAGGAGAGTTAGCTATGAGTGAGTTCTCATCATTTTCAGAGAAGCCAGTCTTGTCAACTTGCAATCCTGTCTCTAATTCAAATGCTGCTATAGCTTCATCTTCAAGTCTTACACCTCTGTCCATAGCATTCTCATCACCATTGTCAACTCCCAGAGTAAGTCTCTGTGCAACTACTTCATAGATTGCATCTTGTCTTGCTTTTTGAGTTCCCATTATACTCTTTAGAGTAGTGCCTGTTATCTTACCTTTCCTTAGTTGGTGCCACTCATCAGATCTTTGTTCTACATTTTTGTGGTTTTTCATATTTGTTTTAATGCATTTCTAAAATTTCCAAAATTATAATAATAAACAGAAGCTCTTGGAAGCAAACCTCTTTTACAATCTGATATTGAAGGATCTCTTCCATTATTATCTCTAAATCTTACAAGAAAGTCCAATAGTTCTTTTTTTGAATAATGAACTTTTTGTCCTGTTTTCTGAAATATTCCAATCTCTGATAATATCATTTTGTCAATTTCTCTTTTTTGTTTCTTGTATGAATTCCAAAGTGTAGATGATATTGATTTGCTATTTGGAAAATGATTGTTTTCTTCAAAGAACTTCTTAATTTCTCCTTTAGTGTATTCAATTGTGAATTTGCTTTTTACCAGAGTTCTTCCCAATTTTAAAGGATTCAGTCCTGCAATTATACAAGCTTCTCTAAAATTTCCATATACTTTTGTCAAGGTTGGAAGAAAAGATATTTCTCTTTGTGTTGGACATCTGCCAAGTTCTTTGGCTCTTGTCTTCAATCTTTCAATAAGTTGCTCTGGACAAGTTCCTCTTTCATTTTGTGTCTCTCTACAACTATTCTTAAGAGTATAACTTATCTTTTCTCTTTGCTCATTTGTTTTTTGTCTTCCAGGAATTAAATTGTTTACTTTCTTACTATTTATTGCAGACAATATTAGTTTTTCTCTTGTAGACTCTCCTATAAGAGCTGTTGTTTGTCTCAATCCCACTAAACTCTTATAATAAGAAGATCTCATATTGTGTTCTCTAAATATGTGATGTGGAAGAGATTTAAACCAATCTCCACACAAGTGGCACTGCACTTTATCTGATGTTCCATCAAAAAGAAGAACTCCTTCAAATCCAAAACTTCCAAATTCAGATTTGAATTTCATAAATGGTTCTTTGTAATTATACATCTTTACAAAACCACTAGGAGCATCAGGATATTCAATTTCTTTTATAATTCTATTTTTCATATTTTTTCTTCAATTCTTTTGCGACCTTCTTTATCTCATCATGGTGTCTCTCATCTTCAGAAAGAGATAGCCATACTGATTTGAATGATTGTTTGTCTGTTGTGGCATTCAACTTCTTTATAGTCTCTGTTGGACTGAAGTTTATTCCTACACTAGAAATTACAGTTGCATAGTAATTCTTGTGTTCTTCTAGCATCTTATCTCTTATTTCAAAAACTTTTGAAAGCACCAAATCTACATCAGATCCTCTATCCATGGTAGGAGCCATAAGAGCTATTGCAGAATTCGTAGCATTGAAGAAAGCAATACTCAAACCTTTCCTATATTGTGCATCTTTAATTATTTTTTCATTTTCTATAGACATATATTTTATTCATTAGGTTCACCATCCTCATCATACTCTGGACGATCTGTCCAAGGTTCATTATTCCATTCTTCTAAATTGTCTTCCATTGTTCTTTTTGGTTCTTTATCTTTTTTGGAATTCATTCTTGATACAATTCCATTAAACTTATCTCTACTAATTCTAAACTCACAAGAGGTGCACTCAACTATATCTTTGCTAAAATTCTTATACAAGATACTGCTACACTTTGGACACCAGTTGTGTTGCAAGTTCTTCCATATCATACACTCTTTCGCATTTCCTCTTCAAATGCTTCAATATATTGATTTTTAATACTTTGCTTCTGTTCATCTTCACCATCGACCAAACCTAAAGTTGATGAGACATACACTTCAGCATACTTCTCTGCAAGATCTGTAATTTGCATACTTACTAGACTCTTGCAACCTCTTACACTGTCTTTTACATTTTCTATTAAGTGTTCCATGTTATTTCTTTTTTAGTTTGCTGTTAAACAAAACTTGATAATATACTACTCCTTTATCTTCTAAAATTCTTATTGGCAAGCTCATAGTTCCATATAGTTCTGAACTTTTTTCTGGAATGTGAGAAGCTCTCTCAAGTTTTTTCTTAGGAAATTGTTCTCTAAGATACTCTTCAATCTTTTTATATATTTTGTCCATTTTAATATCCAAATAAACTAATAATATGTCTCAAAAATAGAATAGAAACTACTAACCAGATACTTGTTGCAATTGCAAAACCTCTCCAATAATGATACTTTCTTTCTTTTTCATTCATAGATTTTTGTTAATTTAGGAGATAGGGAGAACTAAAAGTCCTCCCACACTCCAGTTTTTAATAATTGTAGTATCCTCTTTTTCTGTTCTTTTTGATGACTGCTTTTCTTATGTCATTGAAATTGAATTCAGGGTTCTGTTCAAAATACTTCCTGACAAAAGTCTCAGCAGCATGCAAAACATCTACAACTTCCTTTGCTCGTTTCTCAGGATCTGGTTCTTGTTTCACTTCTTCTATTTCTAGTTGAATGTGTTCAAGAAAATGTCCAATAGGAAACTGTTGCACAGGGTTGATTAGTGGAAAATGCCATTGTCTCATCTTTTACCTCCTTTGTTTTAGATTTTTGAATTTGGATTTGGCTTCACTTGAGAGAAGACCTTTCTCTTTTTCAATTCATCGTGAACAATCTCAGCAATTGATGGACTTCTGTATTCTCCAGCAGAACAACAGAATGCTACTTGCAGATTTTCCTGTGGGAAGAGTTTGTCATAAACTTCTAACAAATTAACAACTTGTTGAACAAATGGTTCAACTCCTTGTTGCTTCATCATGAAGTCAAAGATCTTTTCTCTTCTTGTGGGAGGATCTACTTCATTTCTTATACTTTCGTCTCTCCAAGGATTGACAAAGTAAGAAACATCCAGAATTATGTTGGCTTCTGGTTTGCCATACTTGAAACCGAATGATTGTATTGTAATCATAATATTCCTATTTTTAATGGTGAGTAAAGTTCTGGTGACAAGATTTTGTATCTTAGCATCTGTTTGTTACATTCCTCTTGTGTGCAGTGCCAACACCAGATTTTTACTCATCATTATTATTTTATAAAGAACAATTTCTAATTTGACTAATTTATAAGAAAGAGAGATAATTAAGACACATAAATATATTTTGTTCTTTCACTCTTCATTCTTACTCCTAAAGTTTAGCTCTTTTTTATAAAATAGTCAAGTTGACTTTCTTATATTTACATTGTATAACTTTATAATGATTGAAATAGTATTGTAAAATAAAGATATATTATATGGCTTGACTTACTTATAAATCCATTGTGTAAAATAAAAAGACAAGTATGACAACTAATAAACCAAAAATACTAGAGAGAGAAATACAATTAGCAATATGTGATTACTTAGCTTATAAAAGAGATATAATGTTTTGGAGACAGAACACCAATCCGATCCATGCAGATGGCAAATTCAGATCTATGCCAAAGTATTCCAAGACTGGAGTTCCTGATATTATAGTTATCAAAAATGGCATCTTTATAGGATTGGAAGTAAAGAGACCAAAGAACAAGCAAAGTGAAGCACAGATAGAATTTCAGAAGGAACTTGAGAAAGTAGGAGGAAAATACTATATAGTTTGCTCTATAGATGATGTAAAAGCTATTGGTTTATAAGGATAGAAAAAGTTATCAAGTTATCAACCAAGTTATCAACTTGCTTTATTTTTAGAAAAGAGTTTTAATTATACTATGCGAATATCAATATCAACAATTGAATATTTTGGAATTCCAAAGTTTTTAACTGTTGGTATTCGCATACCAGCTTTGAGCTCACAGTAATGTGGGCTTTTTGCATGTTTATAACTGGTGGAAAGGGTTGGCATATCTATCTGCCCCCACTGGATGCCAATTAAAAGATAGAATAGGAACTCACATATACTATAAACTAGAATATTTTTGTTCCACTCATAATAACTTTACATTGAATTAGACTTGAGTTATTATATTAGGGATTGACCAGCTTGAGCCATGTCGGAATCCACAG